GCTCATTGTTTTGACAATGCGGACTGTAGTCAATGGGGCCCGAGTATGCTCGTTTTTATACTATGCTTCAGCACAGGAATGAGATATGTTGGCACTCAAAGAGATCTAATAGTTGAGCTTGGAAAACAGTTCTCCCGGAAGGTGTTTAAGATACCTGATGTTTTTTTCCAAAGGTTTAACGAACAATATAACGACATATCTCTCAATGAGTTTTCTAAGTGCTGCGCTGAACTAACTGAGTTGGATGGCAGATCTTATCATATACCCTGTCTGAACTTGAAAGGTCAGATACTTTTTAGCCCTCAGGGTATGTTTCAAGGAGTGCTTGGAAATATGTCATCTTTATATGCTCGTGACGTCCTTACTTATTCTGACCTTATGCACAAGTACATACTTGAAATTGATGTACAGAGTTATGACACATCAGACGATTATGTCAGGTTTTTGAAATTCAAAGATCCTGAAGGATTGTACAGACAAGTCTCTGAGAGTTTGTGGCTTCACAATATCATATCGAACAACTGCGGTATAATAAGAAACATGTACAAGAGTAATTTCACAAAATACATGTGCGAGTTCAATTCGGTTTTCAGGACTGACAATGGCAAATTCAATCCTGATATCAAGAGCAGATTATCATACATAGATCTTTCCGTTGACTATGATTGGAGCTCAACAAGTATTAGATGCATGAATGTGTCAGTAGAATATCTAAGAAATGAGGGTTCAGTTCTTGGTTCGATATGGGTGCAAATAATAAATACTCATCTGTCGTTGCTAAGCACTGGTAGGTTACCTTTCTTTAGATCTTCACCGCTAACTTGTTTTAGAATACCTCTTGAAATTGGTGGAATAGTGAGAATAGATCCTGTTCGAAATAGCCTTGAAACCATGGTGTCTGTTTTGAAGCAAAACTACGATATGAATGGAAGGCTGGACTTGTATGGCTCTTTTAAAGTAATGCTAGCTTCAACGTCTAGAAACGCAGAAGATGACATAGATATGGGTGAAAGCAAAACAAAGAATGTTGCTTCTATGAGCAGATCTGGCATCGCCTGTCTAATGTCTAGATATCCAAGAGCAAAAAGGGCTATAGAAGAGTATTTACTATCAATTGCTGAGGAAGATTTTTTACCAATGGCGTTTGGAGGTTTTAAAAGAAATCCTATAGCCGTTCTTATGAGCAGCGCACAAAGAGAAAGTTCTGTAAGTGACCACAATTCATCTGCCACTAGATTCATGGTTCCACAGACCCCGGCGGACTCTGATGTCTATAGGATAAACTCACAGTTCATGAGCATACTATATGGCCAGATGGGAAGTTTTAGAGTCTCTAGGCGTTTTATAACCACTTTTCTAGTTAAGAGGTATAGAGAAGCTACTATAACAGCAAATGACAACATTGTTGTGAATGGGATAGAATTGGAATGTCCTGATATCAGGCTAGACATAGAGAGTGTTGAACAGCACGTTAAAACAGCTGATGAAATAATAAATAGCATTTCACCTAAAGGACAAACGTTCAAGATAATGAGTGTTAACAAACACATGTTCAGTCACAGATACATACAACAGTACTTCATGGAATACAACTCTGTGGACATTATGGTTGATGAGCTAAAAATCTTAAATTTTCCTAAACTATTCGGTGGCTCTTCAAACTGTTCAGCTTATAGGTATGTTATGATGGAATCAATTGCTAGGAATAGGTATAAGAACATGATGACTGTCAAGGGAACCTTCAAGATGTGCTTATCCGAGAAAGATACTAACCTAAGTCTAATTGCAGACATCTATATAAGCAATTTCATTGAAGGTGGTAGACTTGTCAGTAATTCTTCTGTCCCACAAATGACCGATTCTGATAGATTGAGATCTAATCAAATCAGAACACAATTGAACAAGCCCAATGAATATAGATATCTGATTCATGATTCATCAAATGTGGATAGGTCACCGTTACCACTATCAGTTCATAGGTCTTGCACTAGAATTGATATAACCAAGTTGTTAAATGAAGTTTCAAGACCCAAACTATTCCCTGAGAGGGCCTCCAGATGTCAAATGTTCCAAGAATTGAGACAATTTGAAAATCAAGTTTCTAAGGGAAGAAAAAATGGTATTTTTATTATGGACACAAATTCAATATATTTCCCTGAAGCCACTGTTTATCCCAAAGTTTTGATAGCAAGAGGAATAAAATATGAGACCTTCAACAGATCGAAAGACATATCCCACTCTGTTATAAGTATAGAGAAAAGAATTGTATCGGGTGAACAAAGATGGGAAAAATATGTCACTTTTATTGACAATAGTCTAGACGAAGAATCCATCATAAAGTCGTTATCAAAGGATGGTGACAAAGTTGTGCCAATACGTTTGTATGAAAATAAGCTCGTCCATGTCTCTATAAGAGATTTCAATGGTCACTACTTCGTCTGTTTAACCAACAGTCAAGATCTATCTGTCAGGTTACCAATGTTGTATCTATGTACTTCCTCTCCTATTGCGAACAAAACACTAATACTACATCCAACCAAAATTGACGGAACCATATCAGAGAGATTTTTTGGAACGAAATCTGAAATGCAAGCTCTTGGTATGTACGATGTGATCACAAAGGATCAGGAAGTTGAAGAATTCTATAAAAGAGAAGAGCCTGAAGAGGAATCAAAAAAAAGTGAAATAGAAGATAACGATCTGGCCATCATCGATGGGGTTGAGATGGATAATTACTCTTTTGGTGATGATAGTGATGAAGAACTCTCTGGGAGTGATGAGGAAGTAGCAAGTGGGTTTCATTCTGTGAGAAGCAGTGCAAGCTATGTTCATAACTTTACTAGCGACACCAGTCTAAGATATAGTAAAGACAGACTTGGCAGACCTGTTTGGCTACTAAAAGTACCTGTGACAATGGACAGAATGGAATTCTACCCAGAACCGGAAGATAATAAGACTGCATTGGAAGCTCTTATTGACTACCTGGATAACGGCGATGCTTCAGACTCAATGTGGGTCAGATATTGCTTGAAAACAAGCTTTCTCAGAAGCAAAGATGTTCAAAATCTTTTGAAATATCTTTAAGTGTCGTTTTCCCCCA